GCACCTACCTCGGCGCCTCCCGCCTGGGCGTGGCCTGTGAACGTGCGCTGCAGTACGAGTACGCCGATGCCCCGGCCGATCCCGACCGTGCCCTGAGCGGCCGGATCCTCCGCGTGTTCGAACTGGGCCATGCCCTGGAGGATCTCGCCATTCGCTGGCTGCGGCAGGCCGGGTTCACCCTCCTGACTCGCCAGGCCAACGGCGAGCAGTTCGGGTTCTCGGTCGCTGGCGGCCGCATCCAGGGTCACGTCGACGGCCTGATCGCCGACGCACCGTCCGACATCGGTCTCGCCACGCCGGCACTCTGGGAGTGCAAGAGCATGAACGATAAGGCCTGGAAGGACACCGTCAAGCGCGGGGTGACCCTGGCCAAACCCGTCTACGCCGGCCAGATGGCGATCTACCAGGCCTACCTGGAACCCCAGGTGCCCGGTATCGCGTCCCATCCGGCGCTGTTCACCGCCATCAACAAGGACAGCGAGGCACTGTACTTCGAGGCGGTGCCGTTTGACGGCGGGCTGGCCCAACGGCTCTCCGACCGCGCCGTGCGCATTCTGGAAGCCACCGACGCCGGTGAGTTGCTGCCACGCAGTTTCAATGATTCCACCCACATCGAATGCCGCGCCTGCGACTGGCAAGCGCGCTGCTGGAGGACCTGTCCATGACCGAGCCAACCCCTGTTGAGCCCCTGGTCGGTGCGCATGAGGCCGCCGCCCGTCTCAATCTGCCGCTGTACGTCCTGACCGACCGGGCCAAGCGCCGGGAACTGAAGGTGCCGCACTACCGGATTGGCCGGTCGCTGCGATTCAGCCTCCCGGAACTGGAGATGTGGCTCCTGGCCACGGCGGTGGTGGGCGGGTCACGGGCGAACACCGCGGGACCGAACGAGGACTGACGCGATGCTGGATTTCAACGACGCACCGCCGTCCCCGGGCGACGACCCGTTCGAACTGCAAAACCGCAAGGACGACATCCGCACCCGACTGCTGGCGCGGATCGAGGTGTTCCTGCAGTGGCTGTTTCCACACGGCCATGTTCAGGGCCGGAAATTCCACGTCGGCAATCTCGCCGGCGATCCCGGCGACAGCCTGGTGATCGAACTCGACGGCGAGAAAGCCGGGTTGGGTTATGACCATGCGACCGGGGAATCCGGCGACCTGTTCGCCTTTCTCGCGCGCCGGGAAGGACTGGACCCGCGGCGGCAGTTCCGGCAGGTGCTCGCGGCCGCCGAACGCTGGCTGGGAAACGCGCCTTCGCCGGAACCCAAAACCCGGAAGCCCAAGGGACCGCCCCTGGACACCCTGGGGCCGGCCACCGGCAAGTGGGATTACTGGTCGGCGGACGGGCAGTTGCTGGCCTGCGTCTACCGCTACGACCCGCCGACGGGAAAGGAGTTTCGGCCGCGCGATGTGCTGCGGGGGAGGGACGGCGCGCCGCCGGTTCGCCCCCTCTACAACCTGCCGGGGCTGGTGAAGAGTCACCTCGTCGTGGTGGTGGAAGGCGAAAAGTGTGCGGAGGCGCTGATCGATCTCGGCATCTGCGCGACCACGCTGATGGGCGGCGCCAACGCACCGGTCGACAAGACCGATCTGACACCGCTCGCCGGCAAGACCGTCCTGATCTGGCCGGACCGGGATGCGCCGGGCGAAAGCTATGCCCGCCGCGTCGCCCAGGCCGCCCTCGCCGCTGGGGCGATGTCCTGCGCCATCTTGCATCCGCCGGCGGACAAACCGAAGAAATGGGATGCGGCGGATGCCGTGGCCGAGGGCTTCGATGTGCGCGGCTTCATAACCGGAGTAGCCCGCACCGTGGTGATGCCAGAGATCATGCCGGAACCCCTGGCCGGCAAGGACCCCCGGGAACGGACGGTGCACGACAGCGAGGACGATCTCGCCGTGAACTTCACCCAGACGTTCGGTGAGGACTGGCGCTACGTGGCCCAGTGGGGTCAGTGGCTGGTGTGGACCGGCAACCGCTGGCAGACCGACCAGACGCTCTGTGCCCAGCACCTGGTTCGCCGGGTCTGCCGGAAAGCGGCGCTCCGGGCCGACTCGGCCCGAACGGCGGCCAAGCTCGCCAGCAGCGGCACGCTGACCGGCGTGGAGCGGATGGCCCGCACCGACCGGCGCCATGCGGCCATGGCCGAGGAGTGGGATGCCGATCCCTGGCTGCTCAACACTCCCGGCGGCGTGGTGGATCTTCGGACCGGTGAGATCAAACCGCACCGCCGGGAGGACCGGATGACCCGGCTGACCACGGCAGCTCCGCGCGGCGACTGTCCCACCTGGCGGCGGTTCCTGGACCAGGTCACCGGCCACGATGCCGATCTCCAGGCCTATCTGGCACGGATGGCCGGGTATGCCCTGACCGGCTCCACCCGCGAGCATGCGCTTTTTTTTGTTTACGGCACCGGCGCCAACGGTAAGTCGGTGTTCCTGAACACGCTGGCCGCGATCCTCGGCGACTACGCAACGAATGCGCCGATGGAGACCTTCGTCGAGACCCGGACCGATCGGCATCCCACTGACATGGCCGGGCTCCGCGGCGCGCGGCTGGTGTCGAGTATCGAAACCGAGCAGGGTCGGCGCTGGGCCGAATCCAAAGTGAAGGCCCTGACCGGTGGCGACAAGGTGTCCGCGCGGTTCATGCGCCAGGACTTCTTCGAGTTCACCCCGCAGTTCAAGCTGGTGGTCGCCGGAAATCATAAACCGGCCATGCGGAATGTCGACGAAGCGATGCGGCGGCGACTTCATCTGATCCCGTTCACTGTCACCATCCCGCCGCACGCCCGGGACCACGAACTTCCGAAGAAACTGCTGGCCGAGGCCGACGGCATCCTGGCCTGGATGGTGGCGGGCTGCCTGGAATGGCAGCGCACCGGCCTCCAGCCCCCGCAATCCGTGGTGGACGCCACCGAAGAGTATTTCGAGGCCGAAGATGCCCTCGGCCGCTGGATCGAAGAACGCTGCTATCAGCATGCCGAGGCCCGTGCCGTGGTCGCCGATCTCTACGCCGACTGGAAGGAGTGGTCGGAAGCCGCCGGGGAATTCGTCGGGTCCATGAAGCGCTTCACCGAGTTGCTGACCTCTCGCCACTTCGAGAAGTGCCGGATGCACGGAGGAGTGCGCGGCTACAAGGGGATTTCGCTCCAGCCCAAGGCCTACAACCGTCCGTTCATCGAGCGTGACGACTGACCTCGGGTGACAGATGGTGACCGATATTAACGATCGTCTGCTTAACCGCGCGCACACGCACGCGAGAGGAGTTAACCGGCAAAACGGTCACCATCTGTCACCCTCAAATTATTAATCAATCGAATCAATTACCTACGGAGTTGACGATGAACGAATTCCACCATGTTTCGAGCGGGGAGAGACTCGAGTCCATGTCTTGCTTTTATCCTGGCGTGTTCTGCGGTTGGGCTATCCGTACGCCGGTCGGAAAGCTCCAGTTCAGCTTTAAAGGCTTTCATCCGGAATCGTTCACGCCCGAGGAGCGTGCACAGCGATTCGCAGCCTGGGTTTTGAATCTTCTCTATCGGCATGGACCGGTCAACAAAATCCTGGTGGTACAGCCTGCGACGAGACCCGATCCAACCTGGGAACTGGATACGCAGCTGGGGCACCTTCTGAAGTCGTTGTCCGGAATAGTCGGAATGTCGATAGAAACAATGCCGCAAGGAAAGATCGAGCAGCGATACGGCTTGAGCCATCCGAAGCGGTACAAGCGCATCAGGCAACTGCAAGGGGCGCTCTGGGCTGAGCACCATATCAACGCCAAGAACGATGCAGCCGCCGTGGCCATCGCCGCGTTGCTGGTTGCAGAGGAGTCTGCAGGATGACGGTACTCGCACTCGATCTTGGCACCCGGACTGGCTGGGCGCTGCAGCAACCGGACGGCGCCACCACCAGCGGCACGGAGGTCTTCAAGCCGCAGCGCTTCGAAGGCGGTGGCATGCGGTATCTCCGCTTCAAACGCTGGCTGACCGAGATCAAGCAGTCGGCTGACGGACTGGATGCGGTGTACTTCGAAGAAGTGCGCCGCCATGCCGGCGTCGATGCCGCACACACCTACGGCGGCTTCCTGGCGCACCTGACGGCCTGGTGCGAGCACCACGGGATTCCCTACCAGGGCGTGCCGGTGGGCACGATCAAGAAACACGCGACCGGCAAGGGCAATGCCGACAAGGCGGCGATGATCGCCGCGGTTCGGGCGCGGGGTCACAACCCGGCGGACGACAACGAAGCCGATGCCCTGGCGCTCCTGGCCTGGGCCTTGGCGCAGGAGGTGACGGTATGACTGGCTACCGCTGCCCGTTGGGCCGGTTCTTCCCGGAACGCCCGGACCCGGAGGACATCAAGCGCGAGGGCTGGCGGCACCAGGGCATCCTGGTGATCTCGCCGGAGGATCAGCGCCTCGACTGGATGGAGCGGCAACTACTAAAACAAATCGCGGAGCGGCTCTATGGCCGGAGGACGGTGCGTAATGACTGAGTGGACACTGGATGAAGTGGCGGAGCGCTTCCGCGAAGCGGCTGAAACGGCCCACCGGCTGCCCCCGGTACGGGTTCAGGGGTACTTCAACACGTGGCCGGCGATCCGGCGGGAAGCGCGGGAGATCTACACGGATCCGGATCGCGTGTTGCGGTTTCCGCCGACACCCGAGGCGATCAGCCGCATGGAGTCGACCATGCGCTGGGTGCTGTGGCTGGAGGAGGAGCAACGGCACCTGGTGTGGATGCGGGCCGAGGAGTGGGAATGGAAAGACATCGGCCGGCGCTTTGCCTGCGATCGCACGACGGCCTGGCGGCGCTGGCAGAGGGCGCTGCAGCGGGTTGCCGATGCGCTTAACGGGACGCCGGGCGCCGGATAGTCGGTTCAGTCCAGTCCACCCCACGGCAGCCGAGCCGACAAGTCTCATCGACTTTCTGGCACCCATTGGCTACCGCTATTCCTGAACTATACTCCGACCGTCTGTTGCCCTTGGTGTGCACGGCCAGGATTCCCGTGAACGAGATCCGGCGTGAGCGGTTCTGCGGCATGCGATACACGTTGAACGGAGACTTCAATGAGATACACCCCGCATTCGATCCAGCTGATCGTGCTGTTGCTATTATCCGGCCTGAGTTCAGTGACCTTGGGCGCTCCACGCACCCTTTGGCGAGAACAGCCACTTGATCTGGCTGCAACCGGTGAAACCGTGGATTTGCCCAAACAATACCGCGTGTTTGCGTTGGATTCCTCAGAATTGACTCACCAGCTTGGCATGGTGCCGAATGCCGCAGATCCGGAAGGAAGCTCGCCGCGTAACATAGAACTACCGCTGCCGGATGGACGCCTTCGAACCTTTCGGGTGATACCGTCGCACATCATGCCGGCGGCGCTGGCCGCCAGGTTTCCCTCGATCCGGAGTTTTGAGGGCCATGCGGCCGATGATCCGTCCGTCGAGGTCAGCCTCAGTTGGTCCCCAAACGGGCTAAGTGCGACGATCCTGGACGAGAAGGATCTCATCCTGATTCAGCCGCAAGGCGATGCCGGAAAGGCGATCTATCGAACGTATTTCCGACGGCATGCGGTGCGTCAGTCGGCACATGACCACGTTCACGGGCCTGATTTCCGAATTAACCCACGGGCGACACCTGTGGCGGATGATCGGGTTTCCGCGGCCGAACAGCAGGGCTTCTCCTATGGCGGGCAGCTAAAGACCTACACCCTCGCCATGGCCGCGGACAGTGGTTTCGTGAAGCAGGCGGGTGGTACCCGGGTGAAGGCACAGGCAGTCATCGTGGATGCGGTCAAGGACCTGAATCTGATTTACAAACGAGAGTTCTCGGTAATTTTTAAACTCGCCGAAAACAACGACCGCATTCTTTTCGTTGATCCACAGACCGACCCATTTGCCGGGAAGATTGGCGACTCGCTGTTGAAAGCGAATCAACAGGTCATCGATCGTGAGATTGGTTCTGGCAGCTACGACTTGGGGCATCTGGTGTTCAAAATGAAGGGGGGTAGTTCCGCCGGTTACGCCATGACGCCCTCGGTCTGCGACAACGAGAGCAAGGCGCAAGGCTATACGGGCAGCGTCAACCCGAAAGGTGATGCGTTCTGGGTCGATTTCGTGGCCCACGAGATCGGTCATCAGTTGGGCGCTCATCACACGTTCAACAGTGTGCTGGGTGACTGTGGCGGTGGTAACAGATCTCGCCACAACGCATACGAGATCGGCAGCGGCGTGACGATCATGGCGTACGCCTCACTGTGCGACGAAGACGATATCCAGGATCGGAGCATTCCGTACTTCCACGCCCGAAGTTTGGAACAGGTCTATCAGAACGTCTGGATTGGCGATGGCGCCCAGTGCGGAACGACGCAAGCCACGGGGAACAATCCGCCGACGGTCAACGCTGGTGTCAGCGGGCTGACGATTCCGAAGGAAACGCCCTTCTTCTTGAGTGGTCAGGGCAACGACCTGGATGGTGATCAGATCAGCTATGCGTGGGACGAATACGATCTCGCCAGCAAGCCGGCAACGGTGAAAGCGACCAAGAGGCAAAATCCGTCGCTGGACATCCAGCCGCTCTTCCGTTCCTTCAGCCCCAACAAGAGGAGCGACCTGCGTATTTTCCCTCGCCTGCAAGCCATCCTGAATGGCCGCTCCAACAAGGGTGAGGTTCTGCCCGGTTATTCGCGACCTCTTGCTTTCCGACTTGTGGCGCGCGACGGCAAAGGCGGCGTAGCCGTCAGTCCCGTCCGTTCGCTCGACGTCAATGGCGATGCAGGTCCTTTCCAGATTAATAAGCCGGCGGAGCAGGACATCTGGTCGGTCGGCGCGGGCAAGGCCACAGTGGAATGGACCGTTGCCGGCACCGATCTGGCGCCGATCTCCTGCCAGGCCGTCAACATCGCGCTGTCGCTCGACGGCGGCAAGAGTTTCGGCCGTCAGCTGGCAGCGGATGTGCCAAACAGCGGCAGTTACGAGGTTGACGTACCGGCTGCGGCATCCAAGGAAGCGCGGATTCGCATCAGCTGTCCCGGGCAGATTTTTGCCACCATCTCCGCCAACTTCCTGATCACCGAGTAAGCCACATCGTTTGATGGTACCCAAGGAGGCGCTCTCGTGGCGCCTCCTCAAAACAACCGGCTACGGTGCGTCGGAATCAGCAGCCGGCGAACGATCATGTGGACATTCGATTCTGGCCCACCACCGCTTAGCGGCGCTGGCAGAGAGCGCTTTCGATCGTGGTGGAGCAGTTGAATGGTGGACATTCTCCAGCGCCCCTTGGTCATCGCAACCGGTGTTGATTAGATCGCAATGTAGGGCAAAGGAGCGTAATGGTTCACGCGAATGTCCACAAAAACAGCTGGTTACAGCCATTTTTTGCATCTTTTGGATGCAGCATCTCACCCCGATTTCGGGTAGACTTTGTGCCAATCTCGCAAGAGACGTGTCCGAGATCGCTCCGCCATCAGTGGCGAAGGTCGGCGCCGAGACGGGCCGTTCACGAATGGCCGCGTTTTGAAGCAAATGGCGGGTCCTTCCTGCCAAATGGCAACGGAGGGGAAAAAAGTCCCGGGATTCCGCTAGCGACACCGAGCAAAATAAGGTTGGCATCGGTTGCGGGTTTGCAACAACAGCCTCCCTGACCGATTCACCCAACACCGAACCCGCCCACGTCCCCGACGTCGGCGGGTTCTTTTATTTCCAACGATTGCCCAGACCTCCCTCCCTCGCGGCCCCAGGGAATCCTCATCCCGCCGGGGCCGCGTTCTTTTGGGCGGAAGCTGGGATTTCTTTCACCGAAAACAGCCATGAACTCATCCTCAATGCGCCAAGTGTCTGCGTTGCCGGCAACATCGGCCACCAAGCAACGCGACGGGGCCGCGGCGCTATCCCCAGAGTCGCTGGCAGCCGAGATCAACCTGCTGCACGAAGCCGCAGAGCAACATGCCAATCTGGCCGTGGTGTATGCGGCGCGGTGTGGCGAGAAACTTCTGAAGGTCAAGGCGGCATTAGGACACGGGGAATGGCTGGGCTGGCTGGAGGCAAACTGTGGAGTCACTCGTAGGCAAGCATCCCGGTATATGCGACTGGCCCGAGAGATGCCGGAACTGCTTGCCGCAAATGGGACATCAACGTCCCATTTGCCTGGGATAGAGCATGCGATCGCCTTACTCTCCGCCACGGATGAGGTGAAGGCCGACGTTCAGGTACGCGTCGACGCTGGAGAGGCGGTGACGGTGCGGGAAATCGAAGGCCTGAAGCGTGAAGCGCAGGCTGCTCGCGAGGCGTGGGAGCAAATGGCCGGCGACCTGGCACACCTGCAACGGCAGAACCAGACGCTGCAGCAGAGTCTCACCGGAGCGGTGGAACGGGAGCAACGTGTCGATCAGGAACTCCGAGTGACCCGGGACAGGATCGCCGTGCTGGCGGAGGAGCAGTCCCGCGCGACGATTGAGCAGGCTCGGAGTGAAGTTGAGGCGGCACGCCAGGCGACCGCG